ACTAGACTACATAGAAACTTATCTATGTATTACTGAAACACCTAAAACTCTAACTACTAAGACTGCTGGTGTTATACAAGATATTCTTATCGTTGAAAGGATTCTTGCATTGTATAAACCAGTTTGCCCTGCATTGGGTTATGCAAAAATAGGTACAACGGAATCGGATTCTGTTTTTGAAGTCTGGAAGAAGCACGATGTACACAATAAAGCGAAGATTACCACTTAACGCTTAACATACAAATCATAAAACCCCCTATAGACGAAAGGGGGTTTTTTATGCTATAATGATATTATGTTTGTAATACCAAACCAAAATATAGAAACTGAGAATTGTGATATATCTCATCAGATGCTATTCCAGACTCCTTTGTTTGAAATAGTAGTAAAGGATATTGACAATAAACAATTAGCAGAGAATGTTTATAATTTAAAGGAAATTGATACTGGTTGTCAAAAATCAAATACTGGTGGATGGCATAGTACAGAATTTGGTATGAGGGTAGAGAAAGATCAAGATAATCTACAATTTTTTACTCCACTATTAAATAAATTTGAATATATTTTACCTATTCTACCTTTTGAACCAACAATAGTTAGTTTAGAAAATTATGGTATATGGGCAAATATTAATACCAAAAATAATTTTAACAATAGACATAACCATCCAGGATGTGATCTTGCTGGTGTTTATTATGTTAAAGTACCTGAAGGTGATGCAGGTAATATTGTTTTTAATGATCCAAGACATGTTCTAAGTTATGGAGATCCGTTTATAGCAAAACGATATGTTGGTGGAGAGAATACTTCTAGATTTCCAGTAGAGGGTAATATGTATTTGTTCCCTCCAAGTTTAGAACATTCTGTAATGCCAAACAAAACAGATGAAGATAGGATATCAATATCATTTAATTTAAATGTAAGATGATAAATAGTTAAAAGTGTAATAATAATGGCATCGACTGGACCGTTTGCATCACAGATACAAAATAGAAATTATCTATCTGGTATAGGTTTTAAGTTTAACCTTGCTAAGTATCCCAAGGTGGATTTTTTCTCTAATAGTGCTAGAATACCAGAGTTGTCTTTAGAAGTCGCAAAGCAACCATCGTATCTAAAAGATATTGATATTCCTGGTGAGAAGTTAACCTATGGTGATTTTACTCTTAGGTTTTTAGTTGATGAGGATATGGAAAATTACATGTCGGTTTATGAATGGTTAAATGGATTAGGTTTTCCAGAATCAACAAAAGATTTTAAAGATTTAACTACAGATAAAACTGGTCAAAGAGAAATGAAAGAACAGTTTTGTGATGGAACACTTAGAATATTGAATAGCAATCTTAGAGAAATTGCAAAGGTTAAATTTAAAGATCTATTTCCAATTTCCTTGACATCTTTGGATTTTGATGCTACAAGTGCAGATGTACAATACCTCACAGCAGAGGTATCTTTCAAATATACTATATACGAATTAATCAGTTCTAAATGAATCTTGACAAAATTCAGGAGATGTGGGAGCGTGATGCTGTCATTGATCCTGATAATCTACATGATGAATCCTTGAAGATTCCACAATTACATTCAAAGTATTATACGGTTTATAATACTATTACTTTGTTGCGTGAAAAAGCAAGAGAACAATATAATAAAACAAGATTAGAAAGGTATAATTACTATACTGGTAAAGCACCAGCAGAGGTTTATATTGAGGAACCTTTTGGATATAAAGTAAGAGAAAAGGATGCTATACAAAGGCATATGGAAGCAGATGAGAAGATGTCAAAGATAGATTTAAAAATAAGATATTACGATACCACATTAAAATTCTTAGAAGAAATTATTAAAAACGTTTCTAATAGAACATTCCAAATTAAGAATGCAATAGAATGGAATAAATTCCAAGCAGGTATGTGATAAATACTTAATATTTCCTAATAAATTCATGGATCATCATTCTGGTGAGACTGATGAATGGGTAGTTGAACTTAAAATGGGCATCACAGAAACTAGATTGCTCTATAAGCATATAAACGATTCTTTGTACGGACCTTATCCAAGTAAGTCTATGCATTCGATAGATGAACTTGCATATCTACGTGCATTAAAGAATAAATTGTTTGCGATAATTTGCGAATATAGTTATGACATGGAAGAATATGATAAATAAAGTATAAAGTAATTTTTGTTACGATGAAGCCAACTCCAAAAGAAAGCAAGAAGATTCACGAGAACTATAAAAAAGTTGTGAATCATCTTATTGAAGAGAAGTATGCAGCAGATCATGAATCAGCAGATAAGATTATTGCTGGTATGACACAAGAATGGTTTGATACCATTATTGGATAAAATGAAATCTTTTAAACAATTTCAAGAAGCTGCCATTGCTGTTCCTTTAATTGGAGCAGGAGCAAAAACTCTTCTAAAAGTTGGAGGAGCATATGCTGCTGCTAAAGGTGGTGAAAAGATTCTTAAGGATTTACTTGGAACACCAGGTAGACCAAAGGCTACTGATTGGGATAAAAATCCTAAAGATAAGATAGATCAAGAACTTAATGTTCGTCAGAATCAGGCAAAGGATAGGGCAAAGAATAAAGACTTTGATACTGATATGGATGCTTTGAGAAAGGGTGAGAAAAATATATCACCTGAAGATAAGATTCAAAGATTAAAAGACGCAGCTAAAAAACATAGAAAAAATGTTAAGAAGTAAATGAAAACTTTTAAACAATTTACAGAAGATAGAAGTAGTAAACCTGTATATGGTGATGGACATGACTATAGTAAGGGTGTAGCACTAACGGGTAGATTGGATTTTGGTAAAGGTAAAAAATCTGAATATGATGTTGGTTTGAGTTATAAGGGTAGTGTTCTAGCAAGAAAAACTAGAAAATTTGACAAACCAGAAAGAACATCACCAAAAGATGCTGTAGATGCTGCATTAAATAAACTGAATCATAAAACACCTTCTCAAGGTGATCGTACTACCTAAAAAATAACTCTCTAAATAATCCTACGTTGGTATAGGATTATGAGTCATTTGATTATATCAAAGAAGAATGAAGTTCATCTACACATAGATGCAGAGGCACATGTGTATTATGAATTATCTGATCAATTTACTTTTGAAGTGCCTGGTGCAAAGTTTATGCCCCACTATCAAAAGAAACATTGGGATGGTAAGATACGATTATTCAGTACCCAAACAGGTGACATATATGTTGGACTATTAGATAGGGTAGTTCAATTTTGTAAAGATCACGGATATACATACGAATTTAAAGAAAACAAATATTACGGACTACCATTTGAAATCAACGATATGATTTCAAAAGAAGGTGTAAAGGATTATATGACTGCAATCTCTAAGCATAAACCTAGAGATTATCAGATTGATGGAGTATACGACGCTTTAAGACATAATAGAAAACTGTTGATATCTCCAACTGCTTCAGGAAAGTCTCTGATGATATATTCGATTGTGAGATATTTTGTTGAGAAACAGAAAAATACTCTGATAGTTGTTCCGACGACTTCGCTAGTAGAGCAAATGTATAAAGACTTTGCTGATTATGGGTGGGATGTAGGATCATACTGTCATAAGATATATGCTGGTAGAGAAAGAGAAACTGATTCACAGGTTATTATTACTACATGGCAATCTATATACAAACTACCAAGAAAGTATTTTGAAAGGTTTGATGTAGTAGTTGGTGACGAAGCACATCAATTTAAATCTAAATCTCTTGTTGCCATCATGACTAAGTTGGGTAATGCCAAGTATCGTTATGGGTTTACAGGAACTTTAGATGGAACAGAAACTCATAAGTGGGTATTAGAAGGTTTATTTGGTCCTTCTTATAAAATTATTAAAACAGACGAGCTCATGAAGAAGGGTCATGTGGCGACGTTGGACATTAACGTGCTTCTATTGAAACACCCTGCACATAAATTTGAAACATTTGAGGATGAAGTTCAGTATATTATTACTCACGAAAAAAGAAATAATCTTATTAGAAATCTAGCACTTGATCTTAAAGGAAATACTCTTATTTTATTTGCTAGGGTAGAAGCACATGGAGAGCCTCTTTATGAGATGATAAATAATAATACAGTGGAACATAGAAATGTTTTCTTTGTTCATGGTGGAGTTCCAACAGAAGACAGAGAGGAAATCCGTGAAATTACCGAAAAACAAGACAACGCTATTATTGTTGCTTCTTATGGTACTTTCAGTACTGGGATTAATATCAAGCGTCTTCACAACGTCATCTTTGCAAGTCCGTCCAAATCCAGGATTAGGAATCTCCAATCCATCGGCAGGGTATTAAGAAAAGGAAATGGAAAAGTAAAAGCAACTTTGTATGATATTGCCGATGATATCAGTACTAAATCAAGAAAGAATTACACATTAAACCATTTAATAGAGAGGATCAAAATCTATAACGAAGAAAACTTTAATTATGATATAGTAAATATACCGATCAAAAACTAATGCAAGAAGAATTTCACGGGGTTGTAAAATTAATAACAGGAGAAGAAATCTTTGGATTGGTATCTATTGATGAAAATGATGGTGATCCTGTCATTATGCTTCAATCTCCAGTCATAATGAAGGTCTTTAATAACCCTACAGGACAATATGTAAAAATAAAACCTTGGTTGGAAATACCAGAGGAAGATATATTTTTAATTAAATATGATAAAATTATTACTATGACTGAAGTTAAGAATGAACAAATGATTCAATTCTATGATAGATATCTTAGCGATGATGATTTTGACTTTGAAATAGATGGAAGAGTAAATCTATCCAATCATATGGGATTATTATCAACAGTAGAAGATGCCCGTAAAAGGCTAGAAGAAATATTTAAGATACCTTCTAATAATAAAGAAATCTAAAGCTATCTCTCCAACCCTCACAAAGGGTATTGTACACACAAATTGCCACCTTGTCAAGTCGGGTAAATAATGTTATAATATAAACAATTATTAATAAGGATATATTAATGTTATGGCTAAGAAAAAATCAGAACATTATGTAAATAATAAAGAACTCTTAGGGGCATTAATAGATTATCGTGCTGAAGTTGCTGTAGCAAAGGCAAAGGATTTACCTAAACCTCGTATTAGTAATTATCTTGGAGAGTGCTTTTTAAAGATTGCTACACACCTTTCATACAAACCAAACTTTGTAAACTATATGTTCAGGGATGATATGATTTCTGATGGTATAGAGAACTGTGTACAGTACATTCATAACTTTGATCCTAATAAGTCTAAGAATCCATTTGCTTATTTTACTCAGATCATTCATTATGCTTTCTTAAGAAGAATTCAGAAAGAGAAGAAGCAATTAGAAATTAAGACAAAGATAATCGAGAAGACTGGATATGATGAAGTAATGGTAGTTGATGATGGAGCATTAACTTCATCAAGTTCGGATTATAATACTATTAAAGATAATATTCAATATAAGTCTGGTAATAGATGAAGATAGCGATAATAACGGATCAGCACTTCGGTGCTAGGAAAGGATCCAAAGACTTTCATGCTTATTTCAAAAAGTTTTACGATAATGTCTTTTTCCCGTATTTGGAAGAACACAAAATTGATACTGTTATTGATATGGGTGATACCTTCGATAATCGTAGATCTGTAGATTTATGGTCTATTGATTGGGCAAAGGAGACTTACTTTGATAAGCTCCAAGAAATGGGAATCACACTTCATAGTGTTGTTGGTAATCATACTGCCTATTATAAAGATACAAATGAAGTTAATACTATAGATTTGTTATTAAAGGAATATGATAATGTA